TAATTATTCTTGTATTAGATGAACAATTAAACCATCGTGTTTTTTTGTCAACATTATTTGACACGATAATCTGCTTCTTTTTTCATCAAAGTTTTTTTCATATTCTAGTAATTCAATTTCAGGTGTATTATAATCTATTTTATCAATTTTGTCAACCCACTTATCATCTATTTGCACGTGACAAGTTGCACACGCACAACAACCTGAACAATCTGCTGGTATTTCTGGAATAGGTATTTCAGAATAATCTCTAGCCGCCTCCATAAGAGTTCGGCCTTCTTCTACATCAACAGGTATTAGATTGCCATTTCTAGCAAAATAAACCGTAATCATTATAGTTTAGGTAATTTAGATTCTGTAATTAAACCTGGCGCAGTAACAATACTACTTGTATTTTGTTGATATGAAGAAAGTATTTCTTCTTTTGGTTCCACCATTGAAATCACTTTATCATTTTTAATTGTAACATTATCACTTTTACTGTATGGTGAGTAAAGTGTCATCATTAGCTGAACAGGTTTTCCTGGTCCTTGTTGATGAGGTATGATAACAAAAGGTTTATTTAAACTTAAACCTTGGTCGTTTTCTTCAATTTTGGCGATCACATCTTCGCCAGTAATTAATCTTAATATTTTCACATTTGACATAATAACTCCTTATTGTTTATAATATAACACACATTGACTTAAATGTCAATGTTATTTCTTTTCAAAACCAACTTTATCTTGTTTGCCTTTTTTTTCTATTGGTCTTAATCGTTTACTTAATACGAAAGTTCTATTAGGGTTGACACTCACATTCATCTGTCGCATTAATTCTCTATTAATTAGTATATCTGAACCTGACCGTGGTCTTTGGTCTAAACCAAATTCAACATCTTTATATGTAAAACCATTAAATGTAATATCTAATAATATCGTTGGTCTAATTTCTGATGGCTCTTCACCGTCAGCATTTGCTCTATAAACTTTACTTGTACCATTTCTTGGTTTAGTATATGTTTTTCCATCATACTTCCATTTAACTACTTTACCATCTTCTATGATTTCATCAGCGTGTAAAGCACAAGCAAGTGAACCATTACCTGTATCAAATTTTGCTCTAACTTTTCCTAGTTCATCTAGTTCAACAGTTTCTAACCAACCACATTCACTATTTGCTTGTCTATCCCAATGACTTCTTTTTGATACCCAATCTATAATATCATACATTAATTCTTCGCCACCGATAGCGCCTGATGGTTCTGGTTCTGAATAGTAATCTTTGTATTGATAACCTTCATATTCGGCACCTGAGCCTGGACTACCATTGATTTCTAATACATAAGGTTTACCCTTGTAAATAATATGATCTACGCCTACAAGGTACGCTTTGGACACTCTAGCGGCCTTTAAAATGACTTCTTGTTCTTCTTCACTTAACTTATATGGTTTTGGTGTAGCGCCTCTATGAGTGTTGGATCTAAACTCACCTTTAGCGGCTACTCTATTTGTTGACGCAAATATCTTATTATCTACGACTAAAGTTCTTACATCACCATCTACTTCCATATATTCTTGTATCAATACTTCTGCATCGTGTTTCCATAATGCTTGAATTGTAGATACTAAACTATCCATACTTTCAATCTTAATTACACCAATACCTTGAGTACCAGTTAATGTTTTAAGTATGATAGGAAATTTATTACCAACTAATTTTACAGCATCCTCTATGTTTTTTTCATTTGAAACAAATGCTGTTCTTGGTGTTGGTATACCAAACTTTTCAAATAATAATGCTGTTGTTAATTTGTTATCACAAGTCAGCATAGCTGATCGTGTGTTTAACATAAACGCAGATGAATTTTGAAACGCTGATAATAATGATAAACCAGCTTCGTCTTCAATAGAACCTGCTCGTGTAATACAAACAGTATCTTTACCTATAAATGTATGTTCGGAATCTTTACCATCATAATTGTAAATGGTTAAAGTATTTTTATCTTCGTCTTTACCTGTGATGATAGCGTGTTTTGTATTGATGATAACACACTCAAAACCTTTTTTCTTACAAGCTTTTTCAATTAGACCTACGGTTAGTTCTTTTTTAGGTACTTCACCAGCTTTTTGTTTTTTAACGTTGGGATTAGACTTCGTAATGATTGCAACCGTGATAGGTTTATTCTTACGTTCTACGTCTTGTTCTGTTATAAATTCTCTAAACTTTGGAACCAACATTTATTCATTCTCTATATTAACTTCTTCCTTATTTTCGTCTATCTTTTTTCCAATATTATATTTTGCTGATAAGTTCCATTCTTTTTTTTCTTTATAAGGTAATACTTTAATTTGAGATAATGGTGCTTTGTTCTCTGCTTGTGATCTATCCACTATATCAATTAAGTTCCAATCTTGTAAAAGAATTGAGATTGTATTTCTTCTTTGTATATCATTTTCTGTCAAGGTTGCTTTCTTACCATCTAAAGCAAATAGTTCTTTAAAGTGTGTGATGTAATACTTACCTTGTTTATGTAAGATATGACAAGATTGATATAATGTTTTGTCTTTTCGACTAGCGACACCGATACGTGTCAAGGTTTCTCTGATCTTTAGGAAGTCGTCTGGTTGTTTGATTGTGACCTCTAACATACTTTCAGGCGACCAGTTTACAATTTCTTCGCTCATTTTTTTCTCCCACCTTTGTTCAAGGCCTCTTTTATAAATTCAATTTGTTCGTCTTTTAGTATGCTAAGTGCTGTTTTTGCTTTCTCATTACTATATCCATAATACTCTTTGACATACTCTAAATTCTTCAATTTGGCTTGTGATAACCATTTACCACCAAATCGCTTACTTTTTCTAATACTATTTATGTAAAAATGAAACTGGACTTTCTTGTCTAAAAAGTGATACCCATTCATCTCATTTGCCTGCGCAATACAGTCGTAATGCATAGATAAACACTTGTTAATGATAAAAGGTGGATATTTCTTTTCCCAAGTAAAATCGTCTGTGTCTAATAGGTTTTCTTTAGTAAAATTTATAGCGTTAAGATAATCACGTAACTCATACATAAAATAATCTTTCTTTGTTTAAATAATTCATGTTACAAATATTACTTGGTTCTTTCTAAAAGTATTATTAAACTTATCGCTGTTATAGGCCATACCATGGTATATATCCGATCTAAATATAACAAATTTATTATATTCTGCTTTTATGTTTTGTAGTAATATATAATTGTCTTTGTTTTGCCAAGGATTGGAATGTTCGGTTCCTTCTTTTTCTTTTATTTGAGAATAAATATTAGTACCATCACAAGGTTCTTTATTTAAATATACTATACAATTATATAAACAAGGGTCGACATGAGGCCACCAATAATTATTTTTAAAATTACTTTTTAAGATTTTTATAAAATTAGTTGCTACTCTTCCCTTTACATTTGTCAAATCTCTTTTTAAAAATTTATAAATTTTTTTTTCAGTTTTTTTAAAATCTTCGGAAATAAAATCATGTCTAAAATCAAAAAAATCTATTGTGTTTAATGAATTTTCTTCATTCCATTTATGAAAAAGAAGATTTTGTTTATTTAAAAACTCACAAACAGCGTCTGGAGTTTTATAAAAATTTGTCATTTCAAAACAAAAGTTATTTTTTTGTAAATTTTCTAAACTATTTATTTCAAATATATTATCAACCTTCTTGTTTTTCAACTTTATTCTTTCTTTTATTTTCTTTTATTGTGTCTACCCATATACCAATCACCTGGTTCATAATTCCAACGTTTACCGTGATGACCTCGTATATCAGCATACCACATTCTTAATTTTACTATTAATGTTCTAAATAATGTTCTCTTTGCCATTCTATTCTCTACTTAAATTTACAACTTGCCATAATTTCAGTTAAACAAGCAATCATATTTATTTCCTGATCTGCAACAAACGCAGATTTATATTGGTATCCAGCCAAAATTAATATAGATTGAGGTATAGATTTAGAGTCTAAACTTGAATATAGAATTTCGTAAATCGTTCTAAACAAGTGAGATGGTTCTTTGTCAAGGTTTTGTATAACCCACTTTCTCATATCATTAAATCTTTTTTCTTTTAATGACGCTATAAGTTCTTTTGTATTGACTTCGGATAGACTAAACAATATACCACTGTCAATCTTACCTCTTACAGAATATCTTTGTAATTCGTTGATAGTTCTTCTAAAATCAGGATAGTATTTTTGTATAAGTTCTGCTAAGACTTTTTTATCAAACTCTATATCTTCTTGTTTTAAGACATCTTCCATTCTACTCATAAACGCCATAGCAGTCTTCTTAACTTGACCATTTGTAATCTTAAAGTCAATAACTGTACAACGACTATGTAACGCTGGTATTATCTTATTCTTATAATTACAAGTAAATATAAATCTACAGTTCTTATAAAATGTTTCGATAAAATTTCTTAACGCAGGTTGTACTGATTCTGCGTTCATATAATCGGCTTCGTCTATGATTATAACTTTATGATTAGCGTCTTCTGTAAGAGATACTGTCGAAGCAAAGTTCTTAATTTTACTTCTTACTGTATCAATTTGTCTACCTTCATCTGAACCATTAATGATAATATAATCACAATGTAATTCTTCACATAGTGCTCTGGCAACAGTTGTCTTACCAGTACCAGCACTACCCGATAATAATAGATTAGGTATCTCTTTTTGTTTTAGGAATTGTGTAAATGTATTTTTAAGTTCTTCTGTTAAAATACATTCACTAATTTTTTTAGGTCGATACTTCTCAACCCATAAAAACTCTGACATAATATAAACCTCACTTTATTCATTAATTAGGTGTTTCCATTGTAAACTCATCTACAATTTCACGGTCAACATCATAACCACCTTTATTCATTGTCCAACAATCTTCTTCACGGTCATAATCGTGTTCATCAACAAATTCTTGGACTTTATCTGCTAGTTCTTTATCTTCATCACTAGCATTTTGATAGTTACTCCAATCAAAGTATAAACCTTTTTCAAAGGTAGGTAGATCACCAAACTCTTTCAATATATCTTCAACAGCAATTTGTCTATTCAAATAATGTGTTGTTTGATGATATTCTCTGGTTTCTACTTTGATATAACCGTCTTTTGGATATGATGTACCATCTTCTAATCTAACAACATCA